AAGTGTTCGCTTCAATGTTGCTATCAATAACAAAGGCAGCGTGAGCATTTTCAAACAAAATAGTCTCAGTTGTCACATTTCCATTGAGTGAAGCATCTTGAATATTGACGCTCAAGTTTGATAAGAGAGAACCATCACCAATGTGGTAGAACGCAGTAACATTACCGAAAATGTTGACTGTGTCAATCAAGTTGGAGTGTTCAAATGAATCAACTGTCAATGTTGTATCATAGGCAGAATTCATTGTTCGGCTAATGATTAATTCATTGCTTGAATTTTTGTAAAAGAGAGCAATGTTTGAATCCATTTGTTCCATGACAAAACCTGTGTCATATCCAACACCTTGATTTGCATTTCCTAAGTGAACAATTGGGTCTTGAACCACAAGATTTTCAACATTGAAAGCGACCAAATTACCATCCGCATGAATGTTTCCAGAAACTCTCAATGTTCCCTCAATAGACACCAAATTCTCACTCATGGTAATAGTTGAATGGTCAACAATTTCATTGTTCGCAGTGTAGCCCAAAGCAATCGCAGTCACATCTCTCACAAATCTCACTGGTTTCGCATAGAATGCATTACTCTCAACACCCTCTAACGCCTCGCCTGACGCATTAATTATAATTGAATGATTTGGTTGCAAATTTGTTCCAGCTTCCGCACCGATGGCAATGGATGCAATGCCTTGGTTATTCGCCCCCGCATTTGAACCAATGGCCACCGCCAAAGAAGCTTGATTATCCAAAGCCGCACCAGTTCCAATAGCGATGGCATGAATATTTTGTGTAATCATACCCGCATTTTCACCAATAGCAATAGCATTGAATGATTGCATATTTGAACCCGCGTTGGAACCAATGGCAATCGCACTCACGCCTTGCTCAGTTGCACCAGAATCCAAACCAATCGCAATAGCTTGAATATTTTGTGAAATCATCGCCGCATTCGCACCAATCGCAATGGATGTAGCACTCTGACTGTTCGCACCCGCATTTGTGCCTATCGCAATCGCATCATCCATCTGTGTAAAGTGTCCCGCTTTGGAACCCAACGCAATTGTTCGTGAAAACCAATTACCTTCATAATTGGATGAACCAATCTTAATTGGAGAGTCATCATCTACACCCAATATAATGACACCATTGGATGTAAGAATATTTGATGTGACTTGGAATGCCGTCACCGCATTCGCCATAAGAAGGGTTCTAAATGTGTTCGCATCTTGCTCCGCCACAACTTGCAAGTTAGATGTAATATTACTTAAATAACGACCATCACCGTGATAATAGAAAGCAGAAACATTGCCATACACAGTGAAGACATTATCTTCGGGATATAAATCTTCGAAAACTGCAATATCACTAATGGAAATCAAGTTTTGTGGCTCTTCATTCGCAAAACCTGTTAATCCATACGGAACACTCATCGCCGTTGGAAAACCTTCGAATCGAATGGTATTACCAGTTGCATTACCAATCTCTGTAATTGAGTGCAAATTCATCTGATCCGAAAATGCACCAAAGTCATAAAGTTGTTTTTGAGTAGGGTCATAACCTACTAAGTTTGAAGCGTCCTTATTAAAAGCCAAGTTAAACTCGAGAACTCCGCCTCCGCCTCCGCCTTTCACCATATTTAGAATAACGGTAGAAAATAATTGATATTAGTTTGCATACATTACAGCAGCCATACCGTTCTGAACCCTAAGTATATTATAACTTATAGCGTAAGTAGGCCATGTAATTTCATAGTATAAACTGTGGAGTTTGAAACTAGAAATGCGACTAAAATTCAATGTTCCTGTTGGCTGAAGCTGAGTTACTGATAGACCGAAAGCCCAACACATAACATCGGGAATCTGAGTATTGTTTGTCTGATAGTAAGCCGGGATATGAACAAAGTGAGGAACACAATAACGATAATTTGTTAGATCCTCACCATTTATTGAAATTTTCATTTTATTGTAATTAATGTTGATGTCACCATCAAGCCGTGTATCAGAGTTGATAATGGCTTTTACCGGGTGATTAAATGTCAACTCCTGGACCAATTCACCACTGGCCGCTGTCTCCTGAACCTGGGTAATAAGCAGATCAATTGGTCTTGACCTAAGGGACCTTCTTTCTTCTTCACCCAAGTGATAGAAATAAGCATAACATTCCCAATTGTAATATTCTGCTTCTGTACCCCAATACACCCTAACTTCTACATCGTGATATTGCATCGCACACAATGGAATTGCGGATTGCACATTTTCACAGAAGAAGAAACGGAATGGGAAGAAATATGATGTCCCTGACAAACCCTTGTGAGAACCGTAGAAACTCTTACTAATGTTGTTCGCCAAGAAATCAATAGCACACGCCTCGGTAAAAAGGGAAGTCTGACGATCCACTAACTGTCCCCCAATATAAAGCTCGCAGTAATCCACCAAAAGTGTCCAATCTGCTTCTCTCCACGCTTCACCAAATGGTTCATATTCTGGTGCAATGTACATGTATCCAAGTAAATCACCTAATTTATCAACTTTAATTGTTGAAAAATTACCATGTTTAGGCATACCAGTCATCTTCAATTGATCAACCCCCATTGAAAAATTTGTGTGGCGTTTGTATGTCGAGTTAAAAAAAGAAATTTCTGGGTCACCTGTCAAATGGACATCTTGGGCTCCCAAGGTGACAAGTCTCGCTGCTGCTGAACTCATCCTTTAATTATTAATCATATTTTTTTAAAAGAGAATAAACATGATTGATAATTTTTAATTTTTTAAAGGAATTAATTTATGGAAGAATAACACTTGGGGACAAACATTTGAACCTCAAGATGAACATATTTTCATCGGTTCCCACTGCTGGGTTTGGAATAGTGTTTCCGGATTCATCTAAAAGTGAAACAGTTAGACGATCAACTCTTCTAATAATACTTGGGTATTCATTAGAAATTTCATAATCTGATTTTTCTCTAAAATTAATAACTTGGTCAGATGCACCTGTATGGTCTGAAGATAAAGCAACACTCGCAAAAGCACCTCTAACACGAGAAATCGCTCCTTGTCCATTCAAATCTTCAGTGGTTCTATCATTGAAAATACTATTTAATTCATTAATAGAAATATACAAATGTTGAACACTATCGGCACTGTGAATGTGTGTCGCCAAAAGTTTTGCTTGCACAACATTTTTCATTGGCTCAGTTAAATAAACAGAAAAAGTATTTTTACTAGCCTGATCTAAACTATCGACTGTCACCGTGTAATAATCGTACTTATTATCAGGCAAATCCATTATACTATATGTTTGGTTTTATTTTTTAGATAAGTGGCTCACCAATACCGCCGACAACTTCATAATCGGATTGGTCGTAGACAACTTTTTGGATGCCACAGACACCCCCTGGTGTTAAGTCCTTAGTGTATGGGGAACCCTTAGCTTCGCCTGGAACGCATTCCAAGGAGTATGGGAGTTCAGACAAATTTTGGACGTTCTTTTCTTTAATAGCAATTTCATGGAGAGCATACTTAGATGTTCCCTTGAACATTTGGACTAGGACAGCAAGCGCGAAGAGAATGACAATCCACCTGAGCATTTGTTTGGTAGTCTTGTTCATGCCTTTCATTTTGATATATAAATACTTAAGAAAAAAAGTGAGTTAAAAACGAAAAGATAATTTAAACAATAAGAGTATAATGGTGGACGAAATTTTACTCGACCGTGGTGAAGGCACAACCATGAATCTTAATGAAGACGAGCAGCGCCTGTGGGAAGAAATTGAGGTTTCAAAACAAAAAAGAATGAAACCCGTTAAAAGACCAGGTGCGAAACCCAGGCGCCAACCTGAAGCCGTCGTTCAAGAAGAGTTAGATGCATTTGCCAATCCAATGAAACAACAGGATGAAACGCCACAACAACCCATGTTTGGAAATCAATATGGAGGTGGTGATGATGATGACGATGAAATGTCTATGCCAGCTCAGTCAGAATATGGAAGCGACATTGTAGAAACACAAGCTGAAAAACCATCTACTGGATATTTTTCAGTAGATGATGAAAAGGCAGACTTGCTAAACAAGCTTACCAGGCTTGAGAAGAAGGGTTTCACTATAAACAAACGATTGAATGCCTATTCAGATGTCAATGAGATGAGAGGGGAATACAAGCGTATCATGTATGGAATAGAGGTAGAACAGTCCATCAAGTTTTCCAGGAGAATGTTGGTGGCATGTACAACAGGTTTAGAATTCTTGAACAGAAGATACAACCCTTTCGAAATACAACTCGAAGGTTGGAGTGAGTCTATCATGGAGGATATTGATTCATATGATGGTGTTTTTGAAGAGCTTTATGCGAAATATAGAGCCAAGATGCAAATGGCCCCAGAAGTCAAATTGATTATGATGTTAGGTGGTTCAGCTATGATGTTCCACTTGACAAACAGTATGTTCAAGGCCGCTATTCCAAATGTCAATGATATTTTGAAACAAAACCCAGGACTCGCACAATCAATGATGAATGCCGCTAAAAACACAGTTCCACGGGGTGCGGTTCCAGCACCCTCTTCTTCAGAAGGGGGTTCAGACCAATATGAAATGAGTGGACCAGGCATCGATTTGTCTCAATTGATGGGAACTATTTCAATGCCACCACCACCACCCGTATCCTCAACCGCATTCAGCCGCCCAATCGAAGTTGATGACCAAGCGGATGATGTCTCTGACATAGTCTCAGAGCACGAGGGAAACACAGGAGAAGATGAGGAGCAGGTCAAGGAAGTTGCAATTCCAGATGCCAAACCCAAGAGGGGGAGAAAGTCTAAAAAGAATGAAATAAATCTTTGATTATATAAATGTTAAGCTACGCATATTTAGATGAGGAAGAGGTAGAACAAGTTAAACCTCCCTCACTAGAAAAAAAAATTATGGAAACTCCTAAAATGCCCGTGTCTCAAGAAGAAACTGAGTGCAATTTAGTAGTTATGTTTTTCGTGGTTGGTGTAATTATACTAGCCATAATGGATTCATCTAAAAACTAAACCCCCTCAGTTTACCAATTTTTATGTTTAAGGATTGGTAAAATGATTTATGCTACAGCCATGATGTAGCAAAGTGCATAATATGGTGGTCGATTTTCATGTGCAGCACCTGAGCCAGTTGAACCAGTTGTTGTAGATACAGCTACAGAGCCACTAAGAGTATGTGAATGACTACCAGATGAACTCGTAGAGTAAGTTTGGGTTCCACGCCAAACTGAATAGGGACCAGGACCTCTCTTTGTTTCTTCAGTTCTGAACGCATATGTGTGTGAATGTGCACCAGTAGAGCTTGTAGAACCACTGAGAGACGCAGAACTAGATACAGAGTGTGCATGCGAGGGTATTTGAGAAGCACTCAAAGTCACACTAGCAGACCCACCTGTATCACCTGGGTTATAACTAAGCGCAGCGCCAACAACAAATTTATCTCTCAAATCAGGTGTTCCACTACCACCATCACACAAAGCCCAACCAGATGGAATTGATGCAGCCGAACCAGACCATAAAACAATTGAGCCTAGGGGTAAAGGTCTCATGACAACACCATTTTGAATGTAATCACCAGAAACATCTAAATCACCGGCAGAAATTGTTTCGGTTGGTGGAGCAGTGATAGTTCCAGTAGCTATGATATTACCTGTCGTGTGAAGAGAAGTCGCTTCGAAACCACCAGAACCATCTCTCACAACAACTGTATTAGGAATATCAGATGTTGAACCATTTACATCCCAAGTAGCATTTGCAGAACCATTCCAATCTGGTCCGTTAATCATGTATCCATTAGAAAGAATTCGTGAAAAGTAGCCATTAATACCATTTTCATCAATAGTGACAATATCAACATCATTATTTCTAAATATAATCTGTTGTCCAGTTTTGGCATTTACATGTGTAGTTCCCGATGCATCTTGACGCAATGCATAACTCGTTGAATTTCTAAAATCCAAATGAGCAAAACCAGCATTATCAGCATGTCCTACATTACCAATGACTGATTTACCAATGTATGAATAAGTATCTAGGTCATATCCAATACTTATGTTTGTATCTGCTTCTATTGTACCATATACATGGAGATGTAAATTACTATCCTTTGGTGTTATAGTAGAAACATCTTGGTGGTCATCCGTATAAGCAAGAACCATTGCATCTGCAGATTCATCATAACCAATAACTACATTACTTCCCGCGCGTTGCATGATTATACCCATATCAAGTAATCCACCAGTATTATTGTTCGCCAAAAGAAGAATATTATCATCAACCGCAAAGTTTTCTGAAGACACAGTTGAGAAATTACCAGTCACAATCAAGTTGGCATACAAATATACATTACCAGCTTCTGACATGTAAAAGTTATTTTGTGAAATAATTTCATTATTTGATGTGTATGTCAAAATAGATGAATATTCAGTTTGATAAAAGTAATTGCGGACAGGGGTTATATACAATCCATCACCGATAGTTGGAGCAAATTCTTGGTTTGTTGCATTGAATGCAATTGTATTGGCAGTTGTTAAACTTGTTAATGAACCAATAGCAATTGAATTTGAACCAGTCGAATTTGATTTGTATCCCATAGCGATGGCATTATAACCCAAAGTCTTCGCTGCAGTTCTATCACCAATAGCAATAGAACGGTCCCCTTGACCTCTGTAGCCAGCCCCTGTTCCTATGGCTACAGCACTATCTCCCTGGTTTAAGAAACCAGCCTGTGTGCCAATAGCAACCGAATTAGAACCTTGGGTAGATGTGCCTGCTTCTGAACCAATAGCAATTGAATTAGCACTTTGGTTTTTAGTTCCAGACAAATAACCTATTGCAATAGAATAATCACCTTGGTTAGATGCCGCTGATTCATAACCAACAGCAATACCGTTTTCTCCTTGGACAGAAGCACCCGCACGCTGTCCAAGTGCTATAGCATATTGTTTTTGTGAAGTTTGTCCAGCTTCGAGACCAATAGCAACTGAATATCCCCCTTGTTCTACCTGACCAGCACCATGGCCAATAGCAATAGCATTAGAACCTTGTTGAGATTCACCTGCATTATGACCCATAGCAAGAGTGCTGTCGCCTTGTGATGTTCTACCAGCACCATGACCAATCGCATAAGAGTTGGAACCTTGTTGAGATTCACCCGCATTATGACCCATCGCAAGGGTGCTGTCGCCTTGTGATGTTCTACCAGCACCTTGGCCAATTGCAAAAGAATAATCACCTTGCTCTTCATTACCAGCATAGGCACCTATAGCAATAGAAGCATCACCTTGGCTCATTCTACCCGAGTGTGCACCTATAGCAACAGATGTATCACCTTGTAAGTAAAATCCTGAATCTTCACCAATAGCGACAGCATTAGAACCTTGGTAAAGTGAACCAGCATTACTACCAATAGCTGTTGAAAATTGATTTTGACCAGATAAACCAGATCTGTAGCCAATAGCTGTTGAATAAGCATTTTGACCTTCATTACCCGCTCTCTCACCTATAGCTACAGTTTTAGCTCCTTGGAAATATTCACCGGCAGCAATACCTAATGAAACAGCAGATTCTCCTTGAGCGGCATAACCAGCTTGGGCACCAATGGCAATGGCTCTTTCTGCTTGACCTAATTTACCAGCTTCTGTCCCAATAGAAATGCGTTCAACATTTGATAAACCAGGGGAATGCAAAGGTCCGTCAGGTTTTACACCACCAATACGGATTGAAGATTCCAATGGAGCATCAATAACACAATCACCATTTGTCTTAATGTTTGATTCAACTATAACACATTCTGTTGGATGAACAAAATACGCAATATTAGTTGTTATGTTGCCATTATTAACAACAGTTTCTAAATTCGAAGGTAAGTTATACAATTTACTACCATCAGCAATAATGTAATTACATTCAATATTACCAGATGTCCAAACAGTTGTTTCTGTTGGGTCGTTAAACCAAATATTTGAACCAATGGCCATCGAGTGCACTGGGAATTCATTTGCAATACCAATGTTTGATTCAGTTATAAGACTTGTTGTATTACCAACAAAACGAACTGTATTGGCAGATGTATTACCAATGTTTGTGACATAATCATATGTCGAACATATACTACATGTTGGAACATTACTCAAATATCTTCCATCACCCTTGAAATAATAAGCACGAATATTACCAGTGACAGTTAAAATCTCACCCTCACCAACATCATCTTGAATATACAAGTTTGAACCTACATCTAAATTGTGCACAGGGTCAGTATTACAAATACCAACATTTGAAAATGTAACAAAACCAGTGACAGAGTTCGCAAACTGCACGGTATTAGATGTCACATTACCATTGTCTGTGCACCCCTGAAGACTTGTTCCACTAATAACATTTGTGACAGAATTACCATCACCAATAAATTTTTGAGCAACAATAATACCATCTACAACAAGCACATTTGGAGAATTCTCTGCAACTCGGAATTTTGTCCCTACATCTAGGGTGTGCACTGGTTGTGTATTAGCTACACCTACATTACCGAGCGCAAGAAGACCGTAATCAGGATTTAACAAGTGAAGAGTTTCATATGTAGCATTACCCTGTTCTGTCGCAGATTTAAGTGTAGCAGTCGCAGTCACATTTGTAAGAAATGTACCATCACCAACAAAATTTGTAGCTATGATATTTCCGTGAGCTGTTATATTACCTGTGACAGTAGTATTACCTCGCACAAATAATACATTAGGTCCAGTATCATCAACATACAAATTTGAACCAACATCCAAAGTGTGAATTGGGGATGTATTTATAATACCTACATTACCAGTTGTTGTAAATGCCACATCGTTATTTTGAAATTCTAAAGTGTATATTGTATTAGCACCGCGACTCAATATATCATCCAAATCTGATGTCATAACAACATTACTAATTAATCCACCATCACCGGCAAATGTATCCGCTATTATAGCACCACGCACTACGAGTGTATTATCTGTAGACTCATCATCAAAAGATACATTGGAACCAATGTCAAGAGTATTGACAGGTGCAGTATTTAAAATACCCACCTTTGAACTCGTCACAAAACCAACTTCTGGGTCGAGAAATTCTATGGTGTCATTTGTGACATTACTCACAAACACAGACATAGTAATATATTAAATACATAATTTTTTTTATTCAATTAAACACGTACTAAATAAACTATCTCTAGTTTCTTCTACTGAGCCCTTTACCCTAGGAACATTAAACCCACAATCACGATATACTTTAGATCTCTTGTAATACATCGCGTTCAATATGGACCAATTATCAATTATATCATAAATGTGAGGGTCATTTTTCTTACCAGGTGTTTCTCTCAATATACGACCAACTGATTGTTTTATATCACTCTTAGGTGTAGCCAATATAACAGTATCAAGCGCAGGAATATCTAAACCTTCATGCGCCTGACTAAATGTTGCAAATATAATAGGCTTCTCTGCAGATTCATTCAATTTTTCCTGTTTCATTCCTCCCATATATAATCCTGAACTTTTGGGAAATCTATTATGTAAATATTCACAATGAAAACGACGATCGCTCAATACCAATAATTTACGACCTTGTTTATGTATATCTTTTACCAAATCCAATATCATCTTATTTCTCCCTGGGTGTTCAACAAGCTCTGTAATCATATTCACAAGAGACAATTTACCATTTCGCTGTAAAGGTGGAGATTGTGTGTACATGGGACACTCATACTTAATTGGAAATACCTCCACTTGTTTCTGGTTTTCCCTAAATGCTGAAAAAAAGGTTGGACCAATAAACCAATGAAGAACTTTTGTCAACCCGTCTTTCCTTTCTGGGGTTGCAGATAATCCATAAATATGTTTTGGACACAATTTAAACAAACTTTGGGAAAATACTTTAGCACATATATGATGCGCCTCATCAACAATCATAGTTCCAATTGAATCAAAATCATTTGATTGATATTCCCTAGTTGAAAGAGATTGAAGCATCGCAATAACAAAATCACAATCAGTTTGTAATTTATTTTGTTGAACTCGACCAATTGTTGCATTT